GGCTTGATAATTGGCCAGATCCGCTGCCACCTTGGGTGGCACGTCTGGGATCATCGCGAGTCTTGCTTTGAACAGGCTTTGCTGGGCTTGCAAGCTGTTTGGCAATTGTTGCATTGCTTCGAGAATGGTGCGTTTGGCGTTCATGTTGAATTAAACGCATGTCCACGTCTCCGAGGGGTAAACCATCGGGTGCAAGTGTCCCAGAGTAGGGACTCTGACTTTCCCGTGGGATCACCTGCTCGAACCAAGCTGTGTTGCTATCCTGCAACTTGCGGTCAAATGCTCGCAATTTTTCGACGTCGGTACCGCACCTATAGGCAGCAACTTGGAACATCAGTTCGACGTCTTTTACAGCTTGTGGCCAAGCCCCGCCGGTAGTCAACCAGTAGGGCTTTTCTTTGTCACAACTCTTTCTTTTTCTTCTTACCTCCAAGGTATTGCAGGTACTGTACACTCGTTTTATCATTCTAACAAAGGAACCAACGATTGGAGACAATCCATCGGTCACTTCGTAACCCTCTACTCTATCAACTGCTGCGTCACCAATTGGGACATTGGGATCACGCGTAGTGAGATGCAGTTTCTTCCATGTACGGAGGGGATCTTGGAACGTTGTAGTGGTGGTGAAGGGATCGGGATAAACTCTCGCAAGGAAAGTTATTCCGGCTGCAGGGTCGTATTTTTCTACTTTGACATCCATTCCGAGTTGTTTTGCCACAATGCAAAACCACTTCTGATATTGTCTCTCAAACAGCGAATCGTCTCCAAAACAGAGACCGATACGCCTGAAAGCATCTTCTCTCGGTAACTGGGGGTCAGCTAACCTGACTGCAGCATATTGTATGAATGCATTTAGCACAGTATTCAAATCGCACGTAGTGGGACTACCACTCTTTACTCCGACACCTGCTTCATACTTGAATCCGAAGCGCTTTGAGCGCGCGGGACAAGATACTAACATGTCGGTGTAACTTCTTAGTTCTTTCTGGTGTGATTCGTGAAAATGGCGATGATATACTGCATTCATAACATTACGCTGGCACCACGTTGAAACGGTGCCATCAAAATTTGCGTAATCACCTTCAATGGGTTCCTCGACTGCACGAACGTAGTTTACTACTTTTTCTGCAATTTGGCTTGGGTTACTGCCTGGACAAAACCAGTGCTCGTGTAACTCTGAGTGCAAAACTGCGTCTCGAAAAGCGAGACTAAAACTGGAAAACCGCAATAAATATCTCATGTCTGGAAAAGAAGAGATTATGCGGCCCGGTTTTTGACAAGGTTCGTTTTTAACGAAACACTCAATCATTCGCCTAACTTCCACGTCAGCAGTTTCCCAAATTTGGTTGACTGCCAACACTTGCGAAGGTTTATTGAGCATCTCGGCTGTTGTTTCTAGGTCGTATGGTACACCAGCACCAGGGCTGGGGACGACCATTTCAACGAACTCAGCGGCTAATTGCATATAGCGCGCCGGTGGAGTTTTGTCATTCGCTACTCGCGTGACTCTAGCTTCAAGGGAGTCACTAAGACTTTCCCATCTCTTAATCATCGGAAACATGTTCGCATCATCGACGACTGGGTGGGAGTAAGCACGAGCTGATATTTCTGGTTCATCGGCTTCAAAAGAGGCTGGCCAATGGACTAATGGTTGGACAGACCTTCCAACACGTTCATAGTTTGCTTGTTTAAGGGGTTTGCCGAGATAATATTGTCCCAGCAAGGCCATGGCTACGGGTTCCTTTATCTGTAAGGACAACAAACGAGCGGTTACGGAGTGACCGGTTTGGCAACCCATACACAAATCATGAACTGACTTGTCGATGGTCACCTGCAGGTCCTCATCTTCTCTACCGAAGCTTATTCTCGGAATGCCTGATGATTGATCGATTATGGCATTCCAACCGGGTTTGTTGGCACACTTGTAGTTGACTCTGGCCAAACTACGTGCCGCGTTCATTTCAGACGGCAACCAGCTGAATTTCCAATAAGTGAATTGCGGCAAACACCAAACCAATCCACGGTTTGGCATCTGCTTCCACAGACGGGCGTGATGGACCTTGTGTATGATATGTTTACGCACACCAATTCCACGTAGGACCCATGACCGAATCCGTCCGATCCAGCTGCGTTCTTGATAAGGGAATTCAATAAATTCTCCGTAGGCAAACCAGTCCCAGACCTCATGATTCCAGTCTCCTCCTCCTCCGACTTGATATACGACACGATTATCTTTAATACGGAAAGGTGAATCTCCGTCAGTCCCGCTAACTGTTAATGGTGAAAAGGTGAAAAACAGCGCGGGGTTCTCGTAACCAAGAAATCTAGAGAAATCTTGGACGTAATAATCGACGTCTATCCCTACTATACAGTCCTTAGGAGACGGTACGTCATCACGGACTCCTAAAAAGAAGTCGCTGGGAGCATAGTGCTGATGGGCTACATTGCCACCATCGTGGGACGGTTTAGCAGGTGATATTTCATACTTGGTGTAACCAGCGGCCACGACAGCATTCTTGATCAATTTACGAGCTGAATCGCGGACCGCTCCACTGAGCGCATGACCATTGTCAGACACTCTTCTGGGGTCGGGTTCGATGAAACTTTGGAGAGGGAACATGGATACGTCCAGTTCTTTACGTGTTGAAGTCATGAGTGAGCGCTGAAGGCTTCTTCTCAGACATCCGGTATCAGCAGAGGCATATGGTCCGATTCCCAAAATACCTCTGACGGTTGATCGGTTACGCCACAAGAAAATGACGAGACCTATAACACCACTACCGATGACGAGCGATTTCGTTGAAGGGCAGTAGGTTAAAAACCAACTAGATGGAATACGTGCATTAATTGCTACCTGCGTCGCGGGGTGTATCGACGTCAAAGGTGCAACGTAGTGGGAGCAACATCTCCTAACTTCTTGCATCATTAATTCATCACTGAAATTTAACATTTTTGCTATGG